CCCCGAAGGGGCCCCCAGGTGCTAGGCCATAAGAGGAGATTATGTCTCCTCTGAATTCAGCGGCTCAGCGAATTCCTGAATTAGCCACTCAGGAAAAGCTGAAATGTTGGCGGCCTACCCGCAGACAGGAGAATTCCTGGCTGACTCTCGTTTGCATCTGGTAGCAATGGATGTAAACGCTCCAGTCTTTAACGGGATTGGAGATCCCCATGCGCGAGTGCGCGTGGGTCTTTCCGGGGTAAGCCTTGGCGGGCGTCTATAGTTTAGGCGCCCGCCATCGCTGAACTCGGTACCGTAAGGGAGGACCATTGCCGACCGTTACGTCGAGTCGATTCTCTGCTGGGGTATCGGCTTCTTACGCCTATACCTACAACGGAGGTTCAATCGGCTCAGGTACTTGGTCGGGCTTAGATCCCTGGTCACAAACGACCACCAGTTGGAGAACTGGCCGAAATATGATTTCGGAGGATCAGCGCTATGAGAACATGACGGGGCCGGAGCTGCGAAGAAACATGTTCGTGGAGTACGCTAAGCGTTACGACACGGGTCATGATTTCTTCACAGAGAAAACTTCGGCTGTACAGCTTGAGAAGAAATCTCAGCTGTACTCTCCGTTAATTAGTGGTCATAGAGTGTTTTATGATGGGCCCGTAGTATTAAAATACGGTCTCATCGACTCTACGACTACAATGCCGTCGATGAAAAGCTATGCACCCTCTGGATCGCAGATTACGATCGATGGTACAAGGCTTTGGTCGATGGCTGTTCCCACAGCCGCCGAGGGAAATTTGGCAGCTTTCCTAGGAGAACTCCGTGAGGGTTTACCTCACCTCCCAGGTAATTCCATATCAAAACCATCTACCCGTAAAGCGGGCGATGAGTATTTGAACTGGAAGTTTGGAGTTCAGCCTTTAAAATCTGATCTCCAAAAGCTTGCCAAGGGTATTGTTGACTTTTCTAAAAGAGTCAAACAATATCAGCGTGACAGCGGTAAAATTATCCGCCGACGCAGATCTCTCAGCGATACGAGGTTTGAGGTGGACATCACCACTGCTGCAGGATACGACGCTATGCTCATGCCCATTTCCGATTATGGATTTGGTGATGAGATAACTCGTTGGTTCTACAGCAACCTCGGGAGTATTAAGGTGATCGACATAGTCGATACATCTGTATGGTTCTCAGGTTCATATTCTTACTATCTTTCTGAGGCACATGATTTCCTCGGAAAGCTAGACAGATATGTACAGCTCGCTAATCACGCGCTGGGTGTCGAATTCGATCTCGACACAGCCTGGGAACTAACTCCATGGTCCTGGCTTGCCGATTGGTTTAGTGACGCGGGTTCTTTCGTTAAGAACATCGTGGCACTCTCCAACGACAATGTCGTGGCCCGCTACGCATACGTCATGCATCACCAGAAAGTGACGCGTGTGTATACAACGACAGGTATGGTGTTGAAACCCGACGCCAGCGGACCTATCACTGCTACCGTTTTTAAGACTTATGAGTCTAAGAGACGGACAGCAGCTACCCCTTACGGATTTGGCTTTAACATGAGTGCTTTGTCGAACACTCAGAAAGCCATACTCGGAGCCCTGGGTTTAACCAGGTCACCGGGAGTCCTGCACAAGAGCTGATTCCATTCAGGAACAGCTAACTTGTAATTGCGGATGTAGTCCGCGCAGGATGTAGGATCAAGCGACCGCTTGGTCCTATCAACACTACCGATAGGAACGTCGCATGTCGTTTGCTGATCCACAAACTGTCACAGTCTCGGGGACTCCCATTACGCTTCCGCGTACTGGGTCCGGTGAGTCATCGGGGACTTTTACGTCTGCCGATGGTCTCTACCAGATGACGGTCTCGCACTCCTACGGGAGGCGGAACCGTCGTGCCCTGAAGCTGACGGGTGCCAAAATCTCCGCAGACCCACTGGTTCCCTCGCAGAACATCCGTCCGTCAATGTCTGTGACATTGGTGGCAGATGTGCCTGTTAATGGGTACACAGTGACTGAGGAGAAGGCCATCGTCGATGCGCTTGTTGCGTATCTGACAGCTGGCACTGGCGCTCAGGTCACCAAGCTTCTTGGTGGTGAGAGCTGACAGTTCTCTTACCGGCGGGCGATCATGCTGAGGATTGGACCACCTAAGTAGATTGGGGATCCATGAAAAGCCTGATCACGCTCCTTCGGTGCATTCTCGAAGAATCGGGAATGCGATGCGGCACTAGCACCACCCGTGACCTCAAAAGGATCACGGGGCGGATCGAACACGAGGGGATATCGTTTCTTACGATATCCCTGGCGAAATTCGGCAAGGACTTCACAAAGTCACTTGACGAGGGTTTCGTCGGGAACACCGCGTTCGCTGGTTTCCAGCGTCGCGGAGCTCTCCCCCTATTGCTAGGAGGTTTGCTTTCCCGTGTGTTTGATCCAAAGTGCGGACTGTTGCTCGATCCGCCTGATATCGAGGCAATTCGATGCGTGCGTCAGATTACTCTGATGTGGGCAAAGATATTGCCAGACTCTTCTCCTGGCTTAGAGAAGGTCCAGGTCTCCCGGAAACGGGTAGACGCTGCGATTAATCAATGGATCGAGTCAGAGCAGGATGTACGCCGGGCCGACTCTTCTCTCTTCTCTGAAGAGGGGCGGGTCGAAGATTTCCTTAGAGTAGGGAATCTCCTGTGGAGGGAGTTCTTCACGTCTATAGACAATCGTCTGTATGACGAGATACTCTCTCCTAAACACGGGCCCGGATCCACTGCCGATAAGCTTCGCGGCAACGCGAAGTATAAACTTCGGAAGTGGACCTTTCGGTTGGAAGAGGTCTTCCCACATTGGGAATACCTCATCCCCAATCCGAGCTCCAGCCATCAACTTGATTGGCTGGAAGGCGTACAGATCCTCGAACCTAGGGACGAGATACCTGTAAGGGTTATCACCGTCCCGAAGACGCTGGACTCTCCTAGAATCATCGCCATTGAACCGACAGCTGTGCAGTATATGCAGCAGTCCGTTCTCGCGATGATGATGCAAGAGATCCCTAGTTTTTACCAAACTAGGGAGTTCATGCAGTTCGTATCGCAAGAGCCAAATCAATGGCTCGCGCGAGAGGGCTCCATCACTGGGGACCTCGCCACACTTGATTTGAGTGAGGCTTCGGACAGGGTGTCCAATCAGCATGTACGACTCCTTGTGGAAAAGCATCGGTGGCTGTCAAAAGCCCTCGATGCTACAAGGAGCCGGAAGGCTGATGTTCCTGGCAAGGGCGTTAAACGCCTTGCCAAGTTCGCGTCTATGGGCTCGGCCCTCTGTTTTCCCATGGAGTCTATCGTCTTTGTGACGGTAATATTCCTCGTGATTGAGAGGGTGCTCAACAGACGATTGACCGAGAAGGATGTCAAATCCTTTATCGGTCGGGTGCGCGTCTACGGTGACGACATAATCGTCCCCGTAGAAACAGTGCAATCGGTAGTTCAGGCCCTTGAATCCTTTGGATTCAAAGTAAACGGGCACAAGTCTTATTGGAACGGTAAGTTCCGAGAATCTTGTGGAGAGGATTTTTACGATGGACAATCAACGAAAGTTGTTCGTCTTCGTACTCTTCTCCCTGATAACCGACGGCACGTTCGAGAGTTGGTGTCAACGGTTTCTCTACGCAATCAGCTTTTCGGAGCTGGTTGGTATAGAACTACCGCATGGCTTGACGAGAGGATTGGAAGGATTATTCCTTTCCCCTACGTTGAGCCGACATCTCCTCTCCTTGGTCGTCATGGTTCGCTCGAAGATCTCCTAACTCAGGAGTTCTACCATGACGATGATTTGCACTGCCCCGTGGTAAAGGGCGTGCGAATCGTACCCAAGTCTCCAGTTTCCAAACTGGATGACTATGGTGCCTTGATGAAGTGGTTCCTGTCCATTGCTCCTTTCGAGGAGACGCCAAGTTTTCTCCCTTGGTGGGAGGTCTCGCGACTTCCTTTGGACGAGGACCACCTTGAACGTGCCGGACGTGCCAGTTCCGTTCGCATCAAGACTGGATGGGACACCCTCCGCTAAAAGGCGGGGGGTGTGCAGCATACCAAAGCTGCTGAGGGAGCC